TATTGTTTCTCCTTCTAAGTCGAGAGAGCCTTCTGTTAAACCCCATCGTTTTGAAGCCTGGGTCACATAGGTATATGTTACTTTTGCGATTTCCCCATCAGCTATGAGACCACCATCGATTCTGGCAATTCTACCATTATTATAATCCATAACATAATCCGTATATAAGGCACAGGCGGCATCCGCCGCATCTTTAACGGAAACAGCAGTAATTGGAGATTCATAACCTTGTCCATGAGCTAAATCAGCCCAATCTCCATCAACATATTTACCTGAAACGGCTACAAGTTCATCTACTATATCAGCAGTACCAGCACCAACATTAGTGGATGCTACACCCCAAAGTTTTTCGAGTGTTTCAACTATTATCTCAGTGAGTGTAGCTTTAACCGTAACGGGTTTTGCCAACCCTAATCTATCGAGTGGATTTCCAGAGTTTCCGTTCATTAATTCATAGATTTCTCTGGGCCAAGCAACTTCACCGAGTAAAACCTCCCCCATGTCTTGTGCGTCAAATTCAAGTTTAAAAGTGTTAACTAATATATTTTTTGTCGAACCAACAGCACCATCTGGCATTATTTGCCTCCTTTTATTTTCCTGTTTACTTCAACCAATTTTTCTCGTATTTCTATTAATTGTTGTAGTAGTTCTTCCCTTTGTCCAATCAATTCTGCTTTGTCTTTTTTCTTTTTAGATTTCTTTTCTTCTCCCAAATTTGCCTCCTATCTGTATTGGATTAACAGAGGGACTTCCATTTCCATTTCTACCCCTCGAATCAATCCGTTTTTAGCTTGTTCGTCAATAGACCTTAAATAACGAGTATCGGTAAAATTAATATGAGTTGCCTTATCCCCTAAATCAAGAGGTAATGCGCATAAAGCAACCTTTGTTGCCACTTCATAATCGAATACGCCTCTGGCTGTTCCTGTACCAGTAACGGCTTTACCCTTCTGGAATATCCTGAACCATAGCCACAGCATTAACCTCAGATTTTCATAACACATTGCCATACCACGTCCGCTATAAAGATTAGTATCTTCTATTGGGGATGAGTTATCGGGTTCAATACAATAACAAGGGAAATGAGATGCCGGTATTGAATCCGGGTCAACCCAAACCTCATAGACTTTTTTAATGCCCGTTACTGCGGCAAGCCGTGCCACTATATCTATCCAGGCAGTTTCTTTAGACATACTCATAAAATGTTTCCCCTTGAAAGACTCGCATAAAACAATTTACCGTACCTATTTACTATTTCACGTTTCTTTTCTCTTACAGAAGATTGCAAATAAGACCGTTTAGGCATTTTAACTTCTTTTGTTTTAACCCATCCACTCGCGGTTTTGAAAATTAAGTATGGCGCGTCTTTAGCTCTTATTATTCCTCCGAGTTCATGTATTCTTGCGTATGCTAACATTCGCCCCTTCAATCCAGAACCAACTCTACCTATTACGGAACCCGCCCTTATTTTCGCATCTGATTGAATCGCCCCTGACAATCCTCCGTTTCTATTATGAAGTACCTGTCCGCTTAATTTATACTTAACCACATAACCTCTAACCCATTCCGCAGTAGCTTTCATGGCAAGGATAGAAGCAGGCATAACATTCGCAGAAATGCGTCCAAGTCCTTTTATTGCAGTACCCCTGATTTTAAATTCTATCACAATGACACCTGTTTGTATTTCTTGAATCCAGTATCTATTTCTTTCTGCGAGAATAATAATGGATGTTCTTCTTCGTTCTCCTGTACTACCCTGGATTTTTGATAAGTATTAGCCATTACCTTCATAATTGTTTGTTTTAAATCCAGAGGCAATGTAGCAGTAACATATCCATGAGTATAGACAACCTCTATAAGTTTCTTCTGAGCGTGGAACCAACCGGCATGAAGTTGGATGATACCGTTATCGTACCAAACATAGTCATCTGGATCCAACAGGTTTTCATATGTACCATCGCAGTCATCATCGGTTTTAACAGAAGCTACAGCAGTAACAAGCCCATTCTCCAGGAGAATAGTATTAGTTCTATCCCCATCATGGTATTCCGTAGTTTCTGCTTTAACAAGAGCCTGTTGTAGAATATTGTTAGCTACATCAAGTTCAGTAGAATCCATTATCTTCTGCAATAAAACATCATCGTAGACTTCGGTCATGTGGATAAATTCTTTAAAATCCGCAAGAAGTATAAGGCTCATTTCTTCTCTTTAGTCACCATGTCTTTTGTTTCTTTATCGTCTTTCGCGATATCCTTCACAACTTTTTTGGCATTTACCCGTTCATAAGCACTTTTGGGTAAAGACTGCAAGAACTCTTCTTCTACATTGACTTTTTTATCCGCGTCAACTGTTACATTCAATCCATTCTTGTATTTTACCAATGTCCTGTTTTTTAATTTTATCAATGACATATACTCTCCTTTTTAGTAACAGGGCAGGGTATTTCCCCACCCTGTTATAGAGTTATAGAGGTTTTATTTATTCCCCTTTAATCAAATCTTTAATCCTTCCAACTATATGCGCATCAACCGTAACACTATCAATACTTAGATTAAATACTCTCAGTCTCGCATAACGATATAGTTTCCAGTTATCATAAGTATCCAATGGGTAATACGTCAATAACGTTCCCACTGTTCCTGTTGCCGCCGTCAAAGTATATGGCACTGTCCAGTTCGTACGGTCGAAACTATACTGCACTTCTGCGCCTATTGAATCTCCAGCAGCTCCACCAGCATCAGTGAGCAATAAGGCAAAAGCCCAATTTTCCATTGCCCACCTATCATAAGTGGAATAAGTATCATTCGAATCTACCGGTTGTATAATTGCCTCGTATGATTGAGGTTCAAATTGAGATGGCCATACATCGCCATAAGTAAGATTCGTATCGATACCATAAGCAGTCGTGTCTATTGTAGTATCGACATGAGGGATTATATACTCAAAAGTATCATTGGCGGCTCCAAGAATTTCCGTGAAGAGCGCGTCCGACAATGTATAGTTTTTGTAGTCCTTAATCCCAAAGAGGGAAAACGAGATAACAAACAGTACGAGCATCAAACAAATAAATTTTCTCATCTTACACCTCCCCTTAGCTTCCCGCTGCCGCGGTTGTTAGTTTAGCAAGTCCATCTTCAAGAGCAACTTTAATATCAAGTCTTTCAACAAATCTTAATCCGAGTAAATCAAATTCAGCTAAGTTGGTGCCGTCTATTGTTGCCTCAGTCAAAATTTTAACCTGTAATGTCTGTCTATCTCCAAACATTACGCACTTTTTCAAATCACCGAAAACAACAAATGATGTACTTGGTGCGGATGCGCCATTAGCGGGCATTGTAGGAACTGTTTCGTATGGATAACCCCAAATAGTGCCAGGTGCATTGTCAGCCATTGCGTTCCAAATCAAATCACCATCATCATTTCTAAGTTTTCTAATGTGCGTCAAGATGTTCTTATGGAAGTAGTATTTCCCGTTCTGTTCTGCACCTGCGACAATCGAATCCGGTAAGTCGAGCAGGTCATCGGCTGTGATATCGGAAAAGGCTATCTTACCAGCACCCATAGGGACATTTGTAACTCCTGCTGTCCCTAAAATACCGGCAATACCATTCCCACCGTTACCATTGAATAATGCGTCATCTTCACCAATCAGGAATTGTTCCACCATCAGGTTACGAACAAATTCAACGATTGGGGGTGTAGCATCAGCGATAAGCTCTTCCTCGAATACTACAATGGCTACTTGTTTGCAAGCTTCAAGAGTTGTCATTTCAAGAGTAGGTTTAGTTACATTCTTCTCTCTTTCTGAAAGTTCAACTTTGGGAGCAATCCATTGCGTTGTAGGTCGTGTAGCAAGTTTAGGAACCGTCAATGACAATCTAACCATAGGAACCATTCTGCAATCCCTTCTCGCTATTCCAAACTGTACCGGTAAACTCATTATCTCCGCATAATATTCAACAGGAACGAGATAATACCCTTGAGCGTTATTCGTTTCTGTCATATACGTGGATAAGGTTTTCGCGTCCCAATTATAAAGTTTCATATACTTCGCTTTCTCTTCTTCGGTTATCGCTTGCAGTTCTTTCTTGTCATGCTGGGCTACTGCCCTGAAAAAGCGAGATGTTTGCGCGAACTTCACAGGTTCACCATTTACTGTGTCCTGTGGATTAACTTCTCCGGCTTTATGCTGTTCGAAAAGGGCTTTCATCTCTGGCGTTTCAAGCAGAGACTCGGTTGCAGATTTTACAATACCTTCCGACATATCACCGGTAAGTTTTTCCACTAATTCTTCATAAGTTAAGTCCATAGTTTCTCCTTTTAAGGTTTATCTTCACTGTTTACTATTCCTAATTTCTTCCTAAACCCTCTAAGGAAACTATCGACTAAATCTGTTTTAACATTCGAACAAACTGATTCTTTCAAATTATCGATTTGTTCGTCTGACAGAGATAAGCCTTCGTTCTCCTCTGGATTCTCCGGTTTCTCTTCGGAATCCTTTAATCTAATACTTGGTTTAATAATATTAATAAGTTTACCTTCTCGTTTCTCCTTGATAACAGTTGCAGGTGATGGGTCTTCAATGATAATCTCGGTCTCAGGTATCAAAGCCGTTCCAATTTCCTTGCCATCAAAATCATAAACCGTTATCTTAGTCATATTAGGGTCAATGTCTTTACCTGGCCCTGGACGTTCCACCCTTCGCATTTCTCCGCCACATTCAGAACATTTGATATCTTTACAATGTTCTTCGCTTGCCATTTTATGACCGCACTCAATACATTCGCAATCATAAGTTGCTTTTATTTCTTTTTCTGCCTCTGGTTCCTTTTCTTTTTCTTCTTCCTTAAATCCGAAATCCTCAAGACAAATAGAAGGTATCTTTATCCGGTCATCCGCCATAGCTTCTTTGACTTCGACTAACTTCTCTTGCAGTATCTTTTCCTGTACAGCGTTAGGATTAGCAGGAATAGGTACAGCAGAATGTTCAAGCAGTTCCCATTTTGTTATAACACTTGATAATTCCGGGAAGTCTTTTAATTCTCCTTCATTTGCTGAACGCCTATCGATAGGAATGAATCCAACAGAAACAGATTGCATAAAATCATCTCTATACATTTCGTAAACGGTCTTGCAGTATTCACTCCAAGCATTTCCTTTATCAACATAAAACTCGGTAAGTATTTTTACTTCTCTATCTAAGATTTTCGACCATACACCTCTACCAAGCGGCAAATTATCTACCCTACGATTATGGCACCAAAGAAAAGGTCTACCTGTTTTATTATAATTTTCGACTTCACATCCATTCGCCATTAAGCGTTCATTCACTCGGTCTACAGTCTCATCGCTTG